GATTCTTTAGATATTAAGTCAGATACACCACCAATAGCCATAGCTCTAGTAATGGTTCCAAGTCCTAACATCTTAGCTGAAGCTGCTCCTAATAAAGGTACACCGGCTGCGGCTAATCCTTTAGCGGAAAGTACTACACCAGCAGCCATGCTACCAAAGTGTACAGTACCTCTTAGTAATTTACCCCACCATGTTTTAGTTATGATAGGGTCATCTTCATCTACAAATGGATCCCAGTCTGGTCTATAGTAACCTTGTTGTTCTTTCTCTTCAGCCATTTTACCAGTTACAGCATCGAATGTACGCTCTGCAAAGGTAGTGCTGGAAGAGATAGTATCTTGTATACCACCAGTTAAAATAGACTGACCTTCTTTAGCAAAAGCTTTTAGCCCCCACTTATCGTTGGTCATTCTAGGATCTACTTGTTCTTGTTCTTTTTGTTCTTCTTCTTGAATAGCTAATTGTTGAGCTTCGTTAATTTTATCTTGTTTGATAGAATCTTCTTCAAGACGTTGTTGTAGCTCTTCGGTAGAGGTAAATCCCGTAGGATCATATTCTACATTTATTTCTTCCATAGTTATAAGTTTAGGTCAATAGCTTCCTTAGCAGCTGGACCGTATAATGTGTTTAATCTCATAAATGGTGGTATTTCATCAATTAATGATTCATACTTTTCAATCTGATCTTCTGAAAATCCCATCAATCTTCTGTATGATGTATCAGCATTACCAAATCTGTGCTGATTATTTGCTTTGTAATGTAGTCTACTCATGAGTAATTTAGACTGTGCTACTTGGTCAAATGGTTTAGTAAAATCAATAGTTCCTATATTAGACTCAAACACCTGTTTTAATGCTGCTGGAGTCATATCGTATAAACCAATATTAGTATATCCAGCTTGAACTAAATCAAATACTTCTTGTATTGTATGTTCTGACAAAGGCTTACCTAATGGTAACTCTGTAACATATTTTCCATTTGGATCTTTGATAGCATCTACACCACCATGTTGCTCTTGATTCTTTGATAAATCACCTAGCATTTCATTATAGTTCTCACTATTAGTTATACCATTGTCAGCTGCTATTATAGTTTTAGTAGCATTGTTTTTTTGATTTAACAACGGACTATCTAGTACTTTAGTATCTGCATCATACATTAAAGCTGGTATAGGTTTTATTTTACCAAGTTTAACTAATCTATCATGTGCTAGTTTTAGTGGTCCTTTGTTAGGATATAATTGAGCAAGTAAACTCCATGTATTATCTAATGTATCAACTTTACCATTAAAGTAATCTATACCATTAAGTACAGGATCTTCTTCACCTTCTAGTAATACTGTAGAATTAAGTGCAGCTTTTGTATTAGCTTCGTATACTGAACGTAATTTAAGAGATCTAGAAATCTTAGAATCTTCAATAATATCACTTTGCACATCGTCAAACTCAGCGTTTTTCATAGCAGCTATAGTTTTCTGTTGTGCAATTTCTAGTGCATCATTCCTATCACCAGTTAGCTCAAATCTTTTTCTGTATTCTTCTTTAAAATACTCACCAGCTTGGTCATAGATACTTTGAGTTGTAGTATCTCTCCAAGTATAATCACCATAGCTGTCTGGATTACCTTGTATTGCAGCTAACTCTTTAGCTCTACCATCAGCTAGTGAGTAAAATAATTTAGATTTAACACTAAATTCTGGTCTGTCAAATTCACTTTTGTCACCAGCTTCTAGTAACTCTTCTGCCTGTTGTCTAAGCTCTTCATTACTAAATGTAGTCAGTACATCTCTTGGAACTTCTTGACCGTTTTTAAGTCTAATTTTTATGTCATCAAGTCTTTTCTGTTCTGATGCTAAATTGTTTTTTTGATTCTGTTCTATAAAAGCTTGTGCTATGTTGTTGGCGTTTTTAGGTTGTATATCGTAGTAACTAGACAGCTTGCTAGTGCCTTTGTGTTGAGCAGCCACAAACTTATCTTGATATAATATATACTCTATATCTTGTTCACTAAACTGATCCTGTTTAATACCATCAATAATCATATCAGCCCACATTTTGTTAGCTGTTTGAGCTGGGTTAGGGTCTCCAGTAGCTTTAAGTATTTCTATTTTATTTTGTATAAAACCAGATTTAGTATATACACTGCTGATAGTAGATGATTTAACGTTAGGATTATTATATGATTCAGACGCTACTTTAATAGCGTTAATATAGTTTTGAGTAGATGTGTTAGAACGTAAAGTATTAACAGCATTATTTTCTACATCGTAAGACTGACCAGACCATGCTTTAGACGTAGTATCAAAGCTAGGCATAAAGTTATTAATGACTTGGCTTTCAGTCATCTTAGGATTAGCCTTAGCAAACATAGCTACAAAGTTAGCCCCTGCAACTTTCATCCACTCTTGCTTTTCTGAAAATGTTAAGTCATCATATAACTTATTGTTGTAAGTTAAACTACCTTTAGCTATTTCTAAATATGCAGGCCAGTAGGTTTGCATGCTTTTTGCTGCGTGCCTACCATTTAAAAACTCTTCAGCTGCTATACTTTTTTTAAAATCAAGCAGTTGAGTGCCTGAGACAACTTCCTGAGTTTCTGGATCTTTACCAGTAGTCTCAATTCTTGCTATTGCTACATCTTCATCATTTTTAAGATCTGCTTCTACATCTTCAATGTTTTTTTCAACAGTAGCATAAGTTCCACGTTTCTCAGGATCGTTGTATATAGCCTGTAGTTCCTCAAAAGCTTTTCTATCTTCTGCGTATTCCTGACGTTGTGCTAGATAAGCTTTACCAGTTCTCGTAAGACCTAGAAGATTCTTTAGATTTGTAGTAGTTTTACCAGCTACAGTTTGATTATAACGTTCTATTTCTGCTGCAAAAAACTCTTTACGATCCTGTATATTTTTGTCAATCTGTTTATTGACTGCTTCAGTTAGATCAGGTTCTGTCTTTTCATAATCTAACTTTTCATTGGTAAAGGGGGCGGCTTCCTGTTTACCTAGATATTCAAAATAAGATTGTGTCATTATGCTTTATTAAAATAATTATAAGTTGACATAAAACTAGGTGTTGTGTCTAGTATACCGCTATCAGGAGTAAAAATGTTTTCACTTCCTATTGCATCCATAAAGTTAAATCCTTTAGAAGCACTTTTAGCTCCTCCAAATGCTCCTAAACCTTTTAGTCCAGTTGCAAGACTTACAACAGTGCTTGCAATACTTAGTGCACCGCTGAGTCTATCAGATGGAGGCATCATTACAGGTGCACCATACTCTGGTCTTATACCAAGTGATTCTCTTGTTTTAGCTTGAGCAGATTGGAATTGTAGAGTTCGTGCTCGATAGCGTCTCTGCATTTGTACTCCAAACTCTTTCTGTACAGCATTATCTAGCTGTCCTCTGGCTCTAGTTAAAGCAACTAATCCTTTCTTTGCGGATCGTCTGTCTCTACCACCTTCGTTAACTGATCCTTTTGTTTGTTGATATTTTATAAAGCCTGCTTGGTAAGCTTTCCTTGCTTGACCCTGTACATACAAGGCTCGCTGGTAGTCATTACTAATAGCTCGGCTATAACCTGTGGCAGCACGTTGCATACCACGAACAGCAGATGTTTCTCTGTTCCAAAACTTAAGGGATTCTGAACGATACTTAGCATCTTTCTCAGCCCATCTTTGTTGGGCAGCATTTCTAGCTGCTGCATTAGCGTCTATACACACGGCAAAATTCTATAAATTCTAAATTATTTGGTCCGTTCCTGACTTTACGTAGAAACTTAAAACCTAAAAACTTTAACAGTTTTAAATGTACTGTATTTCTACAGTCTACTATGTTCCACAATAGAGGCTCTTTACGGTTATCGACATACCGTTTAGCTTCTCTTGCAAATGTGATTGGATAGCGATGTATGTCTGGGGTACATAACATCCAGATAACTCCGCCATCACCTACTCCGGCTAGTCCGGCAGTCTTGCCGTCTGGTACTGTGAAATACACAGCAGAGCCTTCCTGAGCGACCATAGGTAGGAAGATCATAGGATCTAACCCATGACCCTCTGTGACCTCTCTGAAGTCATCTGGGCGTAGGTTGGAGGCCACCTCTATGGCAGCCTCGGTTGTAATTGGGTGTATGTAATTAGGCACGTCTGTAAAATAATGGTGAGTAGTCTCCCTCCCATGCCATTGCTCTTAGGGTAGCTGGAGCTGGGTGACTTGATTTAAGTTTAATTTCTACGTTGTTATTCTTTTCGTAGACAGGTATAGTTTTAATAAACTCCTCTAAATATGGAGCATCTGATACTTCATATTCATCAAGAAGTGCTGATTCATATACCTCTGTATAGTCAGCTTTACCTAAACGGGTAAGCGTTGTTTCATATAAACCTATCTTACCAAAGTGAAGTTTAAGTCTATGTATAATAAGTGAAGAGTTAACGTCAGCAAACGATTTATCTCCCTGCATTTTTTTAGGATAAATTCTAGGAAACTCTACAAGGTACTCATATAGATAGCCTATAGTAAGAGTTGCACCTGACCAGTTTCCGGGAACTGTAAAGCTAGTAGTGCTGGTAGCTGTGGTTTTTGCATACCTTGCTAATCTAGCAGCGTTAGTATTTATATCAACAAGCACTAAGTCGTAATTAGGTGTAGTTACATTAGGCATCCAACTTACACTAGAAAATGTAGTTAAGTTTGTAGATGAGTTATAGCTACCCCCACTAATAGTAGTATGATTATCTAAATGTATTTGGTACCCTACATCATCTTGTGTAATACTAGGGTCACTATCTGACTCTATAAGTTTTATACTTTGTAAAAAGTTATCTGTATCTACAAAAAAATACTCATCGTTTATAATAAAATGGTAAAGCAATGGATTATTAAGTCTCCATTTAAACCACGCCTGTTGCTGTCTTTTATCACCTATAGCTAGATATTTATAACCAAACACTATATCAGAGTTAGTCTTACCTATTAAAATAATAGAGTTTTCTCTTGAGTTAGTAAATAAATCTAAGTCTTTAGGTAATAGTGTAGGTACTAGCTTACTAATTTCTACGACATCAGGCTCTCCTTCTCTAGATGTGTTAGCCATTTCGTTTAGTCGGCTAAATTTACCAGAGTTATCAAGGTAAGAAATGGTAGTTCCTAACGATATAGGAGGAATATCTTTGTTATAATTAAACGTAGATACACTTCGTAACTTAGCTGTATCTGGATTTAGTACAGTATCGTCTGTAGACAAAAGAAATTGTTGGTTTGTGCTAAATACAAGCAGTCCAGCATTGATTTCTATACCATCAAATAGATCAGACGGAAACATAGATGCAGCAGATATGTCAATAGGGTCACTAGCTGATACAGTCAGAGCTGATTCTATAAAGAAGTCAGGGGTTCCTAACGTACCCGGTCTAGATAATATGACGTTTTCGCCTGCTAATAATGCTAATCTGTTACGAAAAAACAATACTTTATTAATACGTTTACCTACAAATGTAGGCATAGGGTTAGTATTATCATCACCTACTCGTCTATCTTGATATGTAAACTGTTTAACTGTAAACGTGGTTGTAGCTGTACGCTGTATAACTAGCGGCATGTTGGTCAAACTTTTAGCTATAAGCGGTTTTGCACATTCACTCCACGCACCACTACCATCTAATTGATTTTCCCCATCAAATCGTAAGTAGTAATCATCTTCATCAGACATTCTAGCGTTTTGTACTTTAACTATATATCCATGTCTGCACATATTAGGCAGTAAAGTAACTTCGTTAACACTCTTTTGGAAGACTCTCATGAGATCTTCTTCAGCTATTTCTACGTTAAATGGGTTTGAGCTAGATAAATAAATACCCGGTCCAATAACTTTAGCAGATATACCAGCCGGTAAATCACTAATTATTCCAGCTAAGATTGTGTCAGCTGTAACTGCTGTATCTGCATCGAAAGGTGTAGGTGTAGGTCTAATAAGTCCATCGCCTGCACTAGATAAGGTAGCTTTAACTTGTGTAGTTTCTATTTCTTCCACCCGTATGGTATAGTTAGCACCTTCCATAGTAACAGTTACTGTATCACCGACATCCCAGCCTTCGCCACCATGTAGTAATACTACTTCTGGTTGATAACTACATCTGTAGTTCTGTCCACCGGGGCCGTTACTGCTAGCACTATAGTTAGGGCTGACACCTTGCTGACCTAAAGTCGTAAGTCTAAATATTAAATTAGTTTTACTTCCAGACGCTTTACTAAATACTTCTGTACCTATGCTGGGACAGTGACCTGTACCATCAGTTTCATCTAATGTATTTGAACTAATTTTTATACGTGTAGCTCTCTTTACAGTAGTAAGGCTAGAAGCAGCAGAGCTATCGTATATATTAATACCGTATTGACGTCCATTTTCTGTTCTCAGTAATTCGATCATAGCACAGTGAGCTTCTGGTCTATCATCTGTAGTTCCTGTACTACCTATTAGAGTATTAGAGTTAGAGCTATCACGACTGCTAACAAAGGTAGTGTCGTTGATAGTAAGGAATTGTAAGTTCTCTGGTTCACTTGTTGCAAGATAATTTTGTATTGCTGTTTGCCCTCCTGTACCGTAGGCAGTAGTCATCTGTGTACCATCACTACAACGCCACACTCTGACTTGCCCGTCAGCTGCTACTTGACCTACGTAAGATCCTTCTGTCTCATCACGAAAGTAATGAAACCAAGAACCACCACTTTGTACATTAGTTAGAGATGCTGCTCCTATACGTTTCGCACCCGGTCTTTTATATAATCCAAGTGTTACATCAGGTATTGCATTAACAATATCTCTAACTTGTCCTTGAAATTTTAAGTGATCGGGTTGTTCTGAAATCCCCGAAATTAAGCTAGGGATAGTTTGTGTAATGCCTGCCATTATCTTCTAAGGTTTCTCCATGGTTGATATGATTGATATGAAGTCTCATCTTCAAGGCCAAACATGCTATGATTTCCTTGATTGCATTCGTATTCTAAAAGACTTGCACGGCTTAGTGCTTCTTGAGATCCTAGTAATCGCACTAGCTGTGGATTAGCTACAAGTTGTGTAGCAGCCATTCTTGAAGCTCTATAAGTTATATGTCTTTTAAATACAGGAGGTAAGTCTTCAAAATTATAAAGTCTAATAACATCTAGTTCTATAGTTGATCCCATATCAGTAAAGACATCTGTGTGTTTAATTTTATCATACAGAAACCCACCACGTCTTACAAAGTTACGAGTCTTTCTAGTCCAGTTGTCTGGTAAATCTACTCTAACTATGTCGTCTGATATAGCTATTTTGTTATTAACATCTTTACTAAATTTTACGTGACGCTCTCTGTTAAAGTGCCAACCTTCCGATTGTACGTCTACATTTGAATCACGTAATAAGTTATATATAAATTGTAT